GGTTTGTTAAGCGAAAAGATTTTAAAAGCTGTGTTATTGAAACTTGGTGACCATTTAATCTTAAAATCTAGTAATAAACTAGATGATGAGATTTGGAACGAAGTTAAAAAAGCACTAAAGTAAAGGAGATACAATGAATTGTGAGTGTAATTGTGGAGGCTGTTAGTGCCTAAACAACCTATTGGTGTCAAACGTTTTGACAAAGGCTTTGTAGATAAAATAGCTCAAAGAGATTTAGTAGCAGGAGCATTGGTAGAAGCGTTAAATGTAGATGTTTCTGTTCAAGGAGCTATCACTAACGGTGATAGTTTTTCTGCTGCTAATGCTACCTTAACTTCAGGTTCTGGTGGTACAGCTATATCTAATAGTGCTATGGTTCAATTAAACCCTGGCAATGGGCTCTTTACGTTCAAATCTGATGTAGCACCTATATCAGGAAAGACTGCAGGTGAGCACATTGTGTTTACTAATGCAGCTGGAGATATATTTATAAACGATTCTGCAGCTTCTTCTGGTAGTTCTACTCTTATAGAGTTTGATAGTAATGCAGATTTAACTACAGATAATTCAGGAGATTGTAACCCTGTTTATTATTACGCAGACGGTGGACTTAGAATATCTTCTAATAATTTAGATGATTCTAATGCTAGGAAAGCAGGATTTATAAGGCAATCAAGAGATGCAGCTGGTCATTGTTACAACACTACGCTTGGTGATAATATGCACTTGTTTACAAGTGGTTTAGCTGCACCAGTAGTAGGTACATTTACACAGTTTACACCAGTTACACCAGACTCAGCTTCAAATGGAAGTGTAGTTGCTAATGATATTGGTTTAGGTATAGCAGCAGCAGGTACAGACGGACTATGGCAACCAGGTAACTATGCTATAGGCTTAACCTATGTGTATCATAATAATCAAGAGTCTAAAATAACTAACTGGTCTTCTAATTTAAATATAACAGAAGGTCAATATCCTGTTATTCAAATATCTGTAGATGATGATGTATTAGATACTGCTACACAAGAAAAATTTATACAAGGTCTAAGAATATACTTAAGAAACCTTACTGTTGGTGATGAAGAATATGTATTAGCAGCGGATATAGACTTTGAACAAGGTTCAAGAATATCTTTAACTGATGAATTTGATGTATTTGTTGACAAAGGAGATTACATCATAACTGATGACGCTAGAAATGATGAGGGAGATACTACAGCTTATGAAGTAAAACAAGCTAACATAGAAACTTACTCAACTATTAATGGGTTTGCACCTAATGAGCACGCAATACATTTTTACAATGCAGCATTTGGATATAAGACAGCCACTGTTGCTAATCAAAGAGCATTTGTAGCCAACGTTAAGTACGCAGATGCTGTAGGAAAAACTAAAGTAATGGGTGATAGAATACAATACTCACCTACTCTTAGGTATGATACGTTTCCACAAACATATTTTATAGATATAGGTGCTAATGACGGAGATGAGATTGTAAAGATATTAGAATTTAAAGATAGATTATTTGTGTATAAAAAGAATAAACTATTTATTATAAACATATCATCTAACACAGATGCAGGTTGGTATCTTGAAGGAGAGTTTTTAAATCGTGGAGTTACTAGTCCTAATGCTGTAGTAAAAACAGACTTAGGTATTATGTGGGCTAATGAGCACGGATTGTTTGCATTTGCAAATGGTATTAACAAATTATCTGGAGCTATAGAAGAGAAAACTTGGAGAACAAATTTAAATACATCTCGTATGTCAGTAGGATTTATACCAAAAAGAAATCAAATAATAGTTAATAAAGACTCAGCTAGTATGGTCAACGGAGGATATCTATATGACTTACAAACAAAATCATTTGTAAATATAGATGAAGATAATGTTTTGAGCACTGGTGGTGTTTCAGATAACAGACCTATAAGTAATTATATATTATTAAATAATGAATTATGTACATTTGTAGACGATAGTACTAATGGTACTACTAATAATAAACTATTATTCTTTGATGTAGATACATTAAGTGCTCAAACAATAGATATAAAGACAGCTGAGATTACTTCAGGTTTAGAATCTGTAGATAAAAAGTATTACTCTGTATATGTAACATATCAAAACAATGGTTCAGGGTTACAATTAAAAGCTAAGTATAACGACACTTCTTTTGCAGATATTTTTACCACAAGCAACTTGTTAAACTCAAGTTCTTTAATAACACAAGAGTATGTTATAACTACACCACTGTTTAAGAAGTCTATACAATTACAAATAGTTGGTGCTACAGCAACAGATTTTGAGCTTCAAGATATAACTATTATTACTAGACCTAAGGGAGTTAGATAGTGAGAACAAAAGCTACACACGCATCAGGCTCAAGTAAGGTGCTCAAGAAAGGTGCGGTGAGCACCAGTAGTATGAAGAACGGTGAAGAAATATTACAGTACCACAATGGTAAGTTAAAAGTAATTAGAAAAGAATTTGGTAAACTATTTGAAATGGAATATAAAAGAGCTGACCATAGAGAGTTAGAAACTTTTGCAAAGTTTTCAGATATAAAAAGACCACAGAAAAATGCTGTTAAAGTACTTAAAGAGGGTGTAAGAATAGCAGAAAATAAAAACTTGTATGCTACTTTACCTGCCACTGGAGATAGTGTTGCAGGTGCAGGAGATGCTGTAGATTCAAGTGGAAACATTATACCAAAACCATAAATAATAGTAGAAATGGCAAGATAGTATTTAATAAATTTTATAGGGATTATGGGATATAACACAACATCAGGACAACAAGCACAAATTGACTACGGTTTAGCTCAAGCCGAAGCTATATCTTCACGTTCAGACACAACCTTTGAGCTAGGTAAACAAAACATAAAAGAAAGAATTATTCTCGAAGACGAGATAGAAACTATAGATAAACTGGCTAGACTAGCTCAACAGAAAGCACAAGACAGAGCTAAAAAAGGTGGCTTTGGTGGTCTTGCTGGGTTTGGAATTGGTACTTTAATATCATTAGCAATTCCTGGTGGAACAGCAGCTTTAAAAGCAGCCAAAGTATTACTACCTGCAATAGGTAGACAAGCAGGTAAAGCTGTTGCTGGTGGATTTAAAGATGTTGAAGTCGGAGACTTAGATAAAAACGTACAAGATAAATTATTACTAGCTAAGTCTAAAGGTAGAAAGATTGAAGATGCTTATGATGATTTCGAAGCAGCAGTAGACGGATTAAATGATAAACAAAAAGATGCTGCGTTTATGGAGTTTGGTATGGACGCTGTTATGGGTTTATCTATGTTGAAGTATGATAAGATTGCAGTAGAGTCAGGTGAAACTTTAGGTGAACTAAGAGAGCTTGGTAAATCAGGAGCAATAGATTATAAATTTAAAGACTATCTAAAAGATATTGTAGATATAAACATCTTAGGTGGTACAGGTACTGATACAACTATGAATATGCTTTCTAATTTAGATGCTCAAGCAGCTGCTACTAACACTAGTAATCAATTACAAGGTTTATTAAATTTTGAACAAGGTAAATTAGGTATGCCTTCAATAGATACTACAGCATCTGACGCTTTTGCTGCAAGTCAAAATGCAGACAACCTAAGAAGGTCTAACCTATTAGAGCAATTTAAAATTGGTGACGCTTCTAAGGCAGCAGGTATAGAAGCAGTAGAAGTTATGGGTCAAAGAGCACCTTTTGATTTCTCACAAGTAATAGACCCTTCTCTTGTAGGTCAAGATACATTGCGTGATATATCAGACGCTTATGAAAAGATTAGCCCTGAATTTAAAACTCAGTTTCCTAGTCAAGTTAACCCAGAAAGATTTGCAGTAGATTTCTTAAGAGGTGATATACGTGGTACACAATACAGTGATGAATTTTACAAAATGGGTGGAGTTGCAGCAGGTGGTGTATCACAATCTGAGTATGCTGCTAAAAATGTATTACCACAATTAAAAGAAAAATTATTTAATACACCAGTAGAACAATTATCACCAGATGCAAGAGCATATAAGTTAGCATTAGACCCTGAAGTTAATGAAGCACTAGCAAAAGAAATATATGAGACTAGAGGATTAGGTCAGTTTTCATCTGCTTCTAAAGTAGAGGCAGCATTTAGACAAGATAATCCTTCTTTCCAAGGTGCTTTCAATAGAAACACAGTAAGCTTTGAACAAATAAAACCTTACATAGCACAAATGGAATCAAGTAATAATCCTTTAGCTATTAACTTGAATAACAATGGTACATTAGATTTTGGACTATATCAAATAAACTCTAAGTTTTTAAATAAAACATTAAAGAATTTTGCTACGAGCACCATAGACGGTAAGCCTGATGTACTTTACGGAGATGTACAAGATATATTAGGTTCATACGGAGCAGTAAGAAACAATCCACTATTTAATTTAGGGAGTCTGTAATGGCTATAAAACCATATAAAATGCCAGACATAGAGGCTATGTTCAAATCGGTTAATCCCAATAGTATTGCACCTGGTAACGCAGCAGGTATAGGTTCTGGTAATCCAGTAAGAAATACTGCACCTTCTTTCTTTATGGAAAATGGTAATATGAATTTATTTAACACACCAGAATATGACACACCAGACGTACCAGACTTAGATGAAGATGATGAAACTGGTGGTGAACCTGATGCTGATGAAGAACAGCAATATGGTGGAGGTCAAGACCCTCTAGATATTTTAAAAGATTTCTTTCCTGACGCAAGTGACGAACGTCTACAAGAACTTGCAAAGTTCGTGTCTGTAATCCCGACAGAGTTATACGAAGCAGCAGACCCAGATGCTGAAATGTATTCACTGATGCGTCAGGATAGAGTAGGTCAATTAGAATCTCAAAGAGATTTAGCGGAAGAAAGAGCAAGAGGTAGTTTGTTTAGAAACTTAGAACAGGCTAGAGGTATGGAAGGTAAACGTGGTTTTGCATTAGGAAGAAACATTTATGGAGACGTAAGTGAAGCGGCAGCACAAAGTTTTGAAGGAGTACAAGATTCTTTTGGTAGAGGTTTGTTTAATATAAATCAATCTATTATTGATAGAGTATCAGGTGCTCAAAGATACTTAGCATCTCTTGAGTCTCAACAAAAAGGCGACTTGTTAAAACTTGCAGACTTAGCAGATTTATTTAAAACAGATGATGATAACGGTTTCACAGGGTCAGATGACCAAGACGATTATGAGGATTAATAATGAGTAGATATATACCAAAAACACAAGACAACTTTTCAGCATTAGTAAGTGAAGGTCTATCTGGTAAAGACCTAGACCCTAATCAATTTACTAGTACTATATTTAGATATTTAAATGAGTCACAAAGAATTACTTTAGAAAATCAAAAGATTGAACAAGACTTACAATACAATAGAAGTAGACAAGAAAGATTAGACGGTATAGCTGAAGAGCAAAACAATTTAAATAATGACTTGTTGGTACTAAGAGAAGTAAATGACTTTGTAAAAAATACACCTCTGTCAGGAGTAACACCTGATTTATCTTTGTTAAATATTACTTCTGAACAGGGTAACCAAATCAGAGATAATATGATGACTGTTAATCAACAGTATAGAAATCATCAGTTTGATATGAATAATAATTATCAAAATTATTTAACCGCTGATAATAAAGAGGCAAGAGATACAGCTTTAAAAAATATGCAAACAGGATTAGGTGTATTAAAACCAGATTCTGCTTTGTATAAAGATATGGACGCTAAGCATAAAGCTGCTATAAAAAAAGAAAACTTTGATGCAAGTATACAAGTAGTAGAAGATAACTTGAGCACCTTAGGTTCTTTCTTTGGAGTTCCTGAACAAGCTATATCTACAGGTATACAAAGAATTAGACAATCAGGTGCAGCAGGTAATTTTGATTTAGCAGAAGGAATATTTAAAGATATTATTAAAACAGCAGGTGGTAACGTACAAGGACAAAGAGAATTAGATGCAGCTATCATTAGCAATCTTGGTTCTATAGTTACTTTATATGACAAGGTTGATGAGTCATACGCTATTACTGATGCTAACAGAACAGATATAAATTCTTATCTAGCAAAAACTATATCAAATGTATTGATGCAATCTAACAATTCTAAAGCTGACAGTGGTGACACAGCTGCTAACATCTTAAGAAGCGACCAATACAATAACATATATTCAGAAGGAAAACTAGTAACCTTACCGCAGAACGTACAACTAGGTAGTGGTATGGTACTAAATCAAGGAGAGCAAATCTTTGCTTATATAGATAAAAATGGTGGCAATAATATGGTTACCATTAACCCAGACGGCACACCAAACTTTACTAACATAATTAAATTTGATGATGATACAGAGTATGATGCCTTACAGGGTATTAATTTATAGGTGAAAAATGGCTCAAGATACAGTACGTTTTAATTTTGCACAACCAGATAGTACCGATACAGTAAGTTTTAATTTTAAACCTACCACAGATACTGTTAAGTTTAACTTGCGAGCACCTAGAGTACTAGAGGAGCAAGAGCAAGTACGAGCACCTATTAAATTTTCTCAAGCACTAATAGAAGGATTTGGTTCTGGTGGTATGTTTATAGAACCAGAAGTTTCTTTCGGTGACTTATCTGCCCCACTAAAAACAGCTAGAGTTATAGGTAATGTTGCAGGTATGTTTACAGTTCACGGTGTATTAAATGCTCTAACTGGTGGTAGTGCTACAGTTGCAGCAGTTAGTATGAAGAGTGCTAAAACAATTCAAAAAGCAGGACAAGCTTGGCAAAAAGGACAAAAGGCAGAAGCTATAGCACAAATTGGGTTAGGTAATACACATACTTTTTACAACTCTAGAGTAGCTACATCTAAGTTTGCAGATGATTTCTTTAACACTGCAGCTAAAAATCCAGATGCTGCACTTAAAATATTACGTGGTCAACGTGTAAGAAAAGAAGCAGCTATCTTTACAGCTTATGGACAAATAGGTACAACAGCTGAACAATTACAATCAGATGAACAGTTTGATGTAATGAAAAATATTAAGTCATTACCTTTTGACGCAGCAGGTGGTGCTCTATATGCAAGAGGTGCTTATAAAAAAGCTGTAGAAAACGCTAACTTGTTTAGTGCTAAGAGATTTACTGTAGGTTCTACAGAAAAAATAGCAGCAGGTATGTTGTCTACAGGTCTTAATAGTTCAGAAGCTACACTCACAGAAAGATTAGCAAGTGGTGTATTTGTTGCAGCCTTTGGTGGATTATCAGGTGGTGCTGAGATAACGAGCACTGTTAACAATGTAAGTCGAGCACTTAGAAGTTATGTTCCCGAGATAAATGAAAAGGGTGTAGCAGATGCTATTGCTAACTACTCAGTACAGAAAGCAGCAAAAGAATTAAGCAGAATACCAAAAGCTTTTGAAGGATTAGATTTTAAAAGTAAGACTGGATTTACAGCTAAAGGTTTCCAAGTAACTAAGAACGATAAAGGTGTTCTTAAAATACGTTATGATGTGTATGCACCCAATACAAAAGAACCTAGAAACAAAGGTGTAGAAACCACATTAGATAAGTTCTTAGAAACATACAAGAGCACACCTAGAAATGTAAATAGAATAATACGAAACGTATTAGAAGACGGGTCTACAAAAGTATTCTTTAACACGGATAAAGATATTAAAAAGTTTTGGGAACAAGGTAAGTGGGGTATCATAACCGCAGATAGAGCACCTAATAAAACACAATTAAAAATATTACCTGGTGAAACAAGAGATGAGGCATTGGTTAGAGATATTGTTGCTAGAGGTTATGATGAAAAAGATATTGTTAGAGTACAGAAGAGTGGTTCTAAAGGATATGAAAACTCTTTTATTGTTAAAAATTTAAAAGAAACAGACGCAATACAGTTAGGTAAACTTACAGGACAAGAACAAATAACCACACACAAAGGTATATATGAACTTGTAAGAAGTAATAAGAAGAAACCAATGGAACTATCTGAAGTTATTCTACACTCTAAAATAGCAGGTAGTACAGTTACTGGAAAAACTGTAGAACAAGGCAAGAAAATTATTGGTAGAAGAGCAAGGGTTTCTGGTGGTGGTTCAGTGTTGATACCTAAGAGAGGTGGTCAAGGTGTTATACAAAGAAATCAAGGAACTGGTAATCAAGTATATGTACCTAATACACCTAACAAATTTATTGGTGATGTATATGTTGTTGAACTATTAAATGGAAGAAAGGTAGCAGTAGGTAATGAAATAGCTTTTGGTAAAGTTACAAGAAAGACTAAGACTTCTAAGTCTATATTAGGTGAAAGTGATTTACAAAAAGTACGTGGTCAATCTAAAAAGGTAGGTAAGAAAGAAAAGCATTTAGGTATACATAACGAACTTAGACAAATAGAATCTCAACTAGGATTAAGAGACGGCAGAGGTAGAGGGTTACACAGAAATTTAAAAGATATTTTATTTAATACAAGAAGAACTAATAGGTTAACTAAAGAACAATCTAAAACATACAAAGGTATTTTAACCAATCAATCTCAAGGTGGTGCTACTGGTGTTAAGATTATTGATGACTTTCTTAAAAATGATTTAACCTCAGTACAATATATGGCAGCTAGAGGTGGACTATCTATACACAGAACATACGAATTCTTGTATGAAAAAACAGGTGCTCCAGTATTTAGAAAGATTGCACAAAGGTTATTAGATAAAGGTGGAGACTCTGAGATTATAAAAGGTAAGTTCTATACAATGCGACGTGCTCAAGATGATTTTAGAAAGGCTAATAGTTTGAGCACCAAAGAGTTCAACAGTATTATGTACGGTTTAGTTATGCCTAAAAGATTTGGTCACTTACTAGAAGGTTATGACAAAGCTTACTTAGAAAAATACTCTGAGATAGTTGCATTACATAAGAAGTTAATGGACGATATATATGTAGACGCTAGAAGTGCTAATGTAAAAGAAGGTGTATTTATTAATGGTAAACTAACACGTATAGATATAAGAAAAGAAAAAGACTTTATGCCTTTAGTTGTTAGTGATGAGCTTCTAGAGTTTGTAAATAAAAATGATAACGTATTTGAGAAAGTATTTGAACAATTAAGATTAAAAAATCCAGGTGCTTCTGATAGTGAGTTGCTTGCTTTATATAAAAGATTTGCTAACAACACAGAAAAAAATGGTATCTATGGTGTACAATACTCAAGAGTATTTGATTTAGACCCAGTATATTTCTTAGATGAAAACGGCGGTGTAATTAGAACCTTGAGCAAAAGTGATTTTAATTTAAAAGAAGGTCAAGTGCTCAATGGTAAAAAGATTGCTAAAAGAATTGAAGCATACTCTGTTGATTATACAGATAGTATGGATAGATATGGTGGTAGAATATCTAACATCATTAGTTTAAGTAAACACTTTGGGGACGGTATCTATAAGTACGGTAATATACGTACGGTTAAAGGTTCTAAAGTATATAGTGATGATATAAACGAACTCTTTAATGAAATTAAACTTCAGACAAAAGGAAGAGGTAAGGAAGTTGACTCAGAAGAATTAATATCTTTATTTCAAAATGACTTAGATAGAATTATAAGAACAGAATCTAGAAGTTTTGGTAGTAGAACTGCTAACAATGTTACTGGTTACGCAGCTACTTTTGGTTTAAGTGGTTTCTTATCACCAGTAAAAAATGCTATGTTAGGTACGGTACAATCAATAGGTACATTGGGTGTTGTAGATTTTTCAAAAGCATTTGCTAATATGGTGTTTAATAAAAACTTTAGAAAGACATATATGGCTGACTATAGAGCTATAGGTGGTGAAGCTTCTGGTATGAAATTCTTAGATACTACATTTAATTTAGAGGGTGCAAGTAGTTGGCGTAAGTTATTAGTGTCAGGTATGACTGCAACAGAGAAGGTTAATCGTGTATTAGCAGTAGCTACAGGAGACTATGCAGCTAATCGAGCACTTAAAACTTTAAACTCTAATGCTTCTGCTAGTAAAAAAACAGAAGCTGCAAGATTACTTAGAGATACTTTAGGTCTTGGTGATGATTATGTTAATGCAGTAAACAATAAAACCTTTAGTACGGAGCAAAGAAATCGTATGTTAGTACGTGCTCACGGAACTACACAGGGTATATCAGACCCAATATTCTTACCAAGAATATTTACTGACTCTGAATTAATTAAACCTTTAACTTTGTTTACAAGGATTGCAACTATTGTTACTGATAATGTTTACGCTAATATGGTAAAGCCCGCACGTGAAGGTAACATACAACCTATGTTAAGATACGCAGTTGGTGCGGGATTAGGTGGTGCAGCATACACTCAAATAGTTCACGCAGCTTATCAAACAGAACCTGATAAATGGGAAACAATACCTGAAAGACTATGGTCTTATATGGATTACGGCGAACTATTAGGTGTGTTCTCTATTGCAAATGATATTATACAAGGTGTAACTAGAACAGACGTAGCATTAGGTGAACAATTTGCGGTGTCAAGATTTCTTTCTAACATTGCACAAGCCTCTGTTTATATAGCTAATGGTGTAATGTCTATGGACGAATTAGATGATTACTTCGCTAATACAGATGATATTAAATATGATACAAGTGCAGAACGAAGAGAAGCATTAACTAACTTTGCGGGTCTAACAGCTTTAACTAGTCAAGCAGATAGAGTTGTTAAAGGTTGGACTAAGACAGATGAACTAAAAGGTTACGAAAGTTTTATAAAAGACCAGCGAGAGTTCTTAGTGCTCACTGGTGGTGCTCAAGAACAAAATGCTGCAGCTTATATTCCAAGTTCTGTAGAAGGTTATAGAGCTAACTTACATTATCAATATTTAAGAAATGCTTTTTATGGTGGGTCAGATAAAGAACAATTCTCTAGAGCATACAGAGCTGCAGTTAATGCTAAAGCTATGCAGTTGCAAGCTAAGAATAGAAATACAATGACATCTATCAAAGCTTTCAGACAAGCAGAACAAGAAGTAAATGAGTATCTAAAACAACTTGACCCTACTAAGTTAAGTAAAGAAAGAAATGGTAGAAAGTTTAGTAGATATGATGACTGGTATGGTAGAACATTTAGAAAGAACCCAGAAAGATTAAAACAATTTAATGACCTAAATAAATTCTTTCGTCAAAGACGTAGAGAACTAATACCTTATTCTAAACGAGAACTAAGAGCTAAAGACTACCCTAACTATGTTAAAGAAATGCAATACAGAGGTAACAACTAAAACAAAGTATTAGCGTACTC